ATTGCGGACTCGAAGGTCTCAGCATCGACGCTGGCCTGCGAGAAGCCGAAAGTTAGCTCTTGCAGGGCCTTGGTGGTTAAGCCCACGCGGTCTGCTGTATCCACAAGGTGTGAGGCATTATCGATCGCCTTCAACGCCTGGTCGACAAGCGCAATCGGGCCTAGTGCAGCGATAGCGCCGGCCCCAACACCTTTGAAAAACTCCAGAACATTGCCCTTGATCCCGCCGAACGAAGCGTTGAGGCGGGAAGTCATCTGCGACGCGCGACCCTCGATCGCCGACATGTTAGCCGCAGCCGTCTTGTTGGCTTTGGCCATGGATTTTTCGAAGGCGGTAATGCGCGCCTCTAGATTTACGATTAAGCGTGGATCATCACCGGCCATAAGAGTCTTTCACTGATTTGGAGATGGCGCGCTTGATACGAGCGCGAAGGCGTTTCCGGACCAGGCGATAGCCAGAATAGAAATACGGTTGGGCTGGGGTTTGCCGGGTGCCAAACTCGACGCCAAGCGCATAGTCATATTCGCCTTGGCCGTCGCGTGCGGGCCTGGTCGTAGTCTCGCCGCCTGCTGTTACCTGGCGGGATAGCTCGCCAGTGTCCGCCCACTGTATGCTAGCCTGTAGCGTCCCGTGGTCGCGTGGCGCCAATGCGCGTTGCACAGTCACCAACTCATTGGCGGATGTGTCTAGCGCCGGCTTCACGCCCGCCCTTACAGCCTTAGGGATAGCGGCGAGGCGTCGTTGGAAGTCGGCCAAGCCGTTATCGCGCGCCAACGTCGACAGCCTCGTCGGTGAAGGTCATTTCAGCCGGCTTAAGCTGGAACAGCGCTGCGGCTAGAACCTGAAGGACAAGCGGCGCATAGATGGCAGGGCCATTAGCCAGGAAGGCCGCTTCGATTGTGCAGACCTTGCCGCCACCGCGAAGTTTCAAAAACGCAGCATCGAGATGGGCAAACATAGGATCGCCGTGCGGGCGCGGACCGCTGGCAAAACGCAGGATGTCGAGGAGGTCACTGGCCTTCCACCCGCCAGCCGCAATCCTCTTATAGAGCGCGTACGCCCCACCGAAGCGGGCTTCAAAGTAGGGCAAGTCCTCACGATGGACGCAAAGGGTCATGTCCGCGCCGTTTACACGGGCGATGATTGCATTGGTCATGTGTTTTCCTTTTTAGACGTGGCCATGCGTTCGCGCGGGGGCGCGTTGGGTGGTCATGGTGTTGGGTTCCTAATGAAAGGCCGCCTCGATGGCGTTGACCTAGTCGCCAATAAGTGAGTATCCATCTCGCCGCCCTAGGGGACGGGAAATTGACCATAATCACCAGTTTTACGACGCTTAAATTTAAGGGGAGCGATTACGAGTTTTCGCACCTTTTGCCGTTTGGACACACGCTGTCCGCAGCAGGGAAAGATGGGGCAGACATCCGCGTGCGGGTATCGTACCAATCACATGTTTTTAGTCGAAGGCGCGAGACGGACGAAGAGTTCCATTTAGTCGATGAAGCCGGAAAACCTAGAGTTTTTTGCCCCGACCGTTACTCGAATTCGCTTAGGTTTCCAGCGTTCTGCCAACGCATGCTGTCCGAAAATATGCTGACTTGGGAATCGAAGGACCGCAATCGAGTAAGCAATATGGCGGTCATGGATGGTGCGCTTAAGAGCGGCGACCACCAGATAGCCGTCTACTACCTATTCCCTAGTTCAGTTGATGGCCTTGACGTTGAGATGGTGATAAAGAGCGGGTATTCCAAACTCTTGAATTTTGAGCACATCAAACGACGATACAATGTCGTTCAGCTGGTGAAAAAATGCCATTACAGCCAAGCCAAGGTGCCACAATAAAGGAAAAGGCCCCTTGCGGAGCCTTTTAGGTAGTCATGCGAGTGAGCCTTACCGTGGTGTACCGACCCGTGTAGGGTGCCCATGTAACAGCGTCCTTCCGGAAGCCTCGCTGTCTGCTACTGAATTGTGATATAGGGCCTAGTGGTTAAAAAGTCCACCTAAAAAGTGAAACTCACATAGGCGAAATTAGGCCAAGCCAAAATTTTGGTGCGATCGTGATGCGCACCAAAGTAAGGGCTTACCCTCAACTTTTCAATTGGAAAAATGCGCGCTTTCGGGGGTGCGCGGTATGGCAAAACCGATTGCTGCAAGTCCTTCGACACCCCCCCCCCAAGGGGGGGGTGATCACATCCCCAGCGGGGCCGACCGCAGGACCGGCCGCCAAACTCAGCGCTATTGCTACTACAGATTTTCCCCTCGCGTGCGCGCAAGCGCGCGAGGGCTACCGAATGCCTCTCAGCCGATGTGCCGCTTCCCTGCGCCTGATGCGCTCCACCGCTGCTGTGGCGTTGGTGGAAGCACGTGATAGCGAAGCAGATGTCTCGGGATACGCAGGAATGGGAGTCAGTGTGATCTCCCACAGCATCGCTTCTTCGATAATGCGCAATGGTAGCTGCGTATCATCGCCTTCGTCCCAGGTTTCACGCATCACTGTGAATCCGAAACTGCAGCCTCTCACGTCTTGACGACGAACCGTGCCGATCGCCGTCAGCCCGTCGGGGGTCGTATCGTCAGGGTTTAGTCCGAACCACAAACCAATACGATCGGGACGCAAATCCAACGTACCTGAAGACGTGCGCGCAAGCGGGCGATCATAGTCATGACTCCATAAAGCCAGCACGTCGGGCTGTTCACGCAAACTTTTGTCGAAGGCGGTTGGCGCTATTCTCTCGCGAAACTCACCGGCAATGACCGTCTCTGAGTTGAACATCACGCAGTAGCCGGAAATAAGATCAGCCATTCCGCTTTGCTCGCCGCTCCATCTTCGCCAACTGGATGCGCTTCGCTATCAGCGATGCGCTCTCATCGTTGCCCGCGTGCTGCGAGGTGCCAGGCAAACGAACCATGCGGCGGATTGGACGTCGCCGTCCGCCTTCGGTCGCATGCTCGATACGGGTTTCACCATTCAGGCGCTCAGATTGCATAGCCAGCCTCCCGCGCTTCCTTCAGGTAGTTCGCGATACGGCCCGAACCGTCCTTGGCGTCCCCGAGGAAAAAGGGCTTCATCTGGCCGAGAGTGCCGTATCGAATGTCCTCCGCTTCCAGATCGCGGCACAGATCTTCAAAAGACTGGTGTGCTGCATCCAGAACCTTCATCGCCTCCACCATCGCGACAACGCGGTTTGCGAATTCGGGCCGGACGGCAGCGCAGGCGGCTCGGCTGGCCTCGGTGTGGGCGTCGCTGATGCGTTGGTCAACAATCCGCTGGGCCGCCTCAAGATCGCCTTCAAGCTGCTTGAGTTCGGCAACACGTTTGCGGGATAGAGCCTTGCCGGACGGGGCATCACCGAGCAGCTCAGCAATTGCTGGCCGTACTTCTCGGCTGGTATCGGCAGCGATGGCCTTTTCAAGGCCGCGCCGCTCGGCAACGGCCGCGGACATTCCGCTGTTTATTTCAGCCTTCTTGGTCTTCAAGACCGCATAGACGTCGCTGCATTCTTCCAGCGTCGGCACCCGATATGCTCCGTCCGGCAAGGCTTTAGGTTCGACACGCGGCGGCCGAACGTCGGTGACAGGGCGCGGTTTCACTTTGTTTATAATCGGCATGGATTAGTCCTTTTGGAACAGATCTTGAAGACAGTCGACAAATGCCGAGATGTTGATTGTCGTGCTTTTCCGATGGCCTCGGCTCTGCCAGTGTGACGCGTCGGCACCAGGCTGCACGAAGCGCGTCGCCTTACCGGTAGTGGCATTTTCGATGAGTATTTCCGGCCAGCCGCTGACCACCGAGAGGCTGTCTCGCCGCCAATGATCGGCATCGCCGTGGATAGCAACGTCCGCGATGACGTCGAGCGCGCCGCCTGCTGTGTCGATGCTGGCAGGAGCGCCAGTGAGGTCGACGCCTGCCGGCGTTAGGGCACGGTAACTAGCTACGGTGCTTGGCGCTTGCCACAGTGTCGTGTCTGCTGCCAGTGCGATGATGAGCGACACAACATTGTGCGGTTCAAGTTCTGGCGCGATGCCAGGCGCACCGCGAGGGAGAATTGCGGCCTCTTGAAGGCGTTGTGCGACTTGCCGCGCACGGGATTTGGGAAAGCCAATATGCCGCTCAACCGCAAGCATGGCTGCATTCAGAGTGGGCACGTGGCCACCTCCATTCGTTGGTTGTTGGAAATGCAAAGGTCAAAAAAAGGCCCGTTCGCCGAAGAGAACGAGCCGATTGGTCCCGCCCGCTGAACTGCAGCGATGGCGGGTTGCGCAAGACGTTGACGAGGCGTCATGCGCAAACAGGAAGGAACGCCGAAGCGCCCCGATCGTTGCTGTTGCCCTAAAGGGTTTCCGGGGGCACGATTTGGCACACAGCCCTAAGCTGCTCTCACGCGACGGTTGTCATTCGCCACCGCCAGCTTTGCCCATCTGCCTGCCGCTAGCAGCTCTGCACCCCCGCGCCGGTCTGCGTATCCGCCTCTCGCGCCGAAAGCCTTCCCTACGTCAGCAACGTTGCCACCCGACAGGATCACCTCGATAACTGTGTCGACGGCGGCCGGCGGCAAAGCAGCATCTGCCGCATCCACGAAGCGAGTGTCGCCGCGGCTCTTTCCTTGCTTTGGTCGGCCAAGACCGCCAATTGAACCAAGGAAGATGGCGCCTGGCGCGATTGCTGAACCGCAAAAACCAAAGCGGCAGTCGGGGCTGAACTCGAAATCCCCCCGCTGTGGCTTAATCACTACGCCGCGCGAAGCGCCATCCCAATTACCCATTCTCGCAGGCTCCGGCTCAGCATCACCAAGTCGCGGCTTGACGCTAGGCAGCGCCATGTACGCCTCCAACGATCGAGGATCCGGATTCCTCCCGCGCGGTTTGCCATCCTTGCGGCTGCGGTCGACATTCAACCCGGCCTCGGTGGGTAAATTGTCGTTGGCAGCCTTTGGCAAACGTTCCCTAGCGAGAAGCCACAACGCAGCTGCGCCGCTCTCGTCGTGCTTTGCCAGCCAGTTCCATGCAGGCCGTCCACCACGGAACCGGATTCGCGCAGCGTTGGACTTCTCTAGAGGATTGGCTTTCAAGATCGTGTCGGCAGCAACGAGCATTTCCTTGCGGGTGGTCTTTGTCATCGGGTCGTCATCCCAACTCGAGAAACCGGCTTGGCCGGGCAGTCCGTTTCCGCAATGCGCGGGACGGTTAGTTTTGGATAAGTTTCACATCCAGTATTGCGAGATGTCAGTCGATGATAACGTCACCAATGATGGAAGCGGCACTTTCAAAAGCTCTTGAGTATCTAAAAACTGCTGGGTGGCAGACGACGACGATCGCGATTGCGACGGCGTTGTTCCTTTATCTCAGTAAAACCGGTGTTTTACCGGCCTTGGATCCCCTGCCAACTCTCGTAGCGTGGGTGATTCTTTTCCTCAGTGTCGCCCTTACCGTCGCTGTGATTGGAGCAAGCGCTCAGGGTGGTATCGAAGGGCTCTGGAAGATCTTCTTGAGGCGGCGAGCCAGGCTCAAGGCTGAGAAATCGTTCAGAGATTACGAGCCTTTTCTTTCAGAAAAGGAACGGCAGATTCTTGGATACTTACTCAAACACAAGCTCAAGACCTTTACTGCTGATCACGACGGAGGCTATGCGGGTACTCTGATCGCAAGGGGGATCATCTTATATATTGGCGTTCCCGGTCAGAGCTTCGATCTGGATAAGTGCCCTCTCGCTGTCTCTGACCCCGTATGGGCGGTAATGGAGCAGATGCCCGAGAAGTTTCCACACAACCCAATTCTGAAGGGACGCGTCGAAGTGAAGCCTTGGCGGGTTCCGTGGGAGCTACGCTAGTATCATTGTCATTCGCCGGCCTCAGGTCTGGCTGATGCGGGTAGAACTCTTGCCAGGATATTTTGCGAATCTGAACGGTGCCGTCGCCAAGTGCGATCGTTCGTGAGGTGTTCATGCAGTGAAGTTCGCTCTGAGTGCGGGTTCCGGCGAGCCGGTCTTCATCGGCGCCACTGCGGCGCCGGTCTTCTGTAGGATATAGCGTCGAACTGGACACCACACACTAAATGTAGTTTTTTGAAGCGACTTTTTCCACCGCAGTGCGCATGGCCTATAAAAAGGCGGCTGTTCACGTTGGTCAAGGATTCACGGACGAGTTTTTCACGACGGCCAAAAAGTCAGCTACCGCCGCATCGTTTTCTGTCGGGTTGTGTCCAAAAGCGATGACATCTCCCTGTGTCTCACTTGCAAAGCCTTCTCCCGCGCAGCTTGCCATGATCCATCCGTTGGGCGTCTTTCCCCAAACCATTGTCCCGCCAGTTTCTCTGTCGACAACCTGCATCGCAATGAAAGCCTGGTGAATGTCGCGAACGCAAGCATCGTTGGTACTCCATGTAGTAGAGTAAATTGCTTTTGAGTTGAATGAAAAATTACGATGGATGCTCACGTCCCCACTCTTCTCGATTTGACCTATTTCGAGACCCCACACTTTGACCGATGCGCCATTATATGCTCTGTAACCGACAACTGCGAGGAGAGAAATAAGACCAAAAGCTAAAAGGTAGGCAGCAAGTTTTGCCCATCGACGGAAGAATATTCTTCCTTCTTCCGTCTCAAGCAAGGCCAACCATGTTTCCTTGATCATGACGACCCCTATTTTGGTGCAAACATCATTTCATAATATGCACAGTTTTCCAACACGCCCGCTTGAAAACCTTTCTTGCCGAACAGGAACCATTTGGCCGTCGGAAGAAGACACCGCTAGGCGCGCGCCACAGCCTGCGCCGATGGGTTATTTGCGCCAACACTGTTTTTTCTCTCACTCATGCGCGCGACGACCAATCCACAAGGGATAAGGTCGTCGGCGCACCGTGATTTGCGACGATGCGCCAACGGGTTTGCGCCAACACGTTTTACCTTGGCGCACTCGTCGGTTTGACGAAGTTTCGAGTTTTTCGGGCAGAGGCATCGTACTCCTCTACAACGTCCAATTCGCCCATTTCGACCCAAGCGTCGAGCATGGCCTTGGCCTCTTTCCGGTTGGCGACTCCGGTTAGTTCCATGACGACGTCGCCTGCCCACGGCTTACCCTTTGGGTCGGCCTTGTAGGCTGCAGCGCCGAGCCGGACTTTCAGACCGGCAAGCGTATCTTCGGGCACCTCGGCTACGACAGCCATCCTGGCCTCGGCTTGCTGCTCGGCAAGCACATCTAAAGATGGCCAGCGCCACGGCTCAACCACGCCGATCTCGTCACCCACGCTGAACGCGCCGCCGTTACCTAAAGGTACGGAGACGAAGCGTCGCCATTGGCTGCGGCCAGAAGCCACCATGTTGACCTTGCCGAAGTCGAGACGGAAGTAGGCGCGCGGGTCGTCAACTCCACTCTTTTCGGCCTCAGTCGCAGTCATTGCGTTGAATACGCGCATGGACCGAACCTTGTCCTTGAAGGCGCCGCCACCTCGAGCACTGTCGGCCGTAACCTCGCCTTGGTTCTTCGCAACGTGGTGGACCAGTTCAACACCGCAATTCGCTTCGTCGGCAATGCGTACCCATGCCGCCGTGACGCGTTGCATGGCGGAGTTGTCATTCTCCGGAGCCTCGTGCGTCGATACGAAGGGATCGACCACAACGACGTCGATTTCTCTCCGTTTGATCTCTGCCACCATCGACGCAACAAAGGGCTCGGCAATCTTCAGGTCTCGTCCTTCGGTGCGCGCAATGACGAACTCCTGGTCGCGGCCAGAGTCAGTGAACAGACGGCCCTCAAGTTGTCCTTCGGTCACCTTGAAGTGCTTGGCCGCCGCATGGAAGCGGCGATCGATTTCGTCTTGAGGATCCTCTGCATTTATCCACCAGACGCGAAGCGGTTTTGTGAGCGGACCATCCGGATCAAGCAATGGCCGTCCCGTCGCCATAGCTAGGGCCTCACTGATGGAGTGAGCCGTCTTCCCGCCGCCGCCAGATCCCACGGATGCCGTTGCATACTTGCGGATATAATGGCGCCCATGCAGCCACTCGCGCTCTGGCAGGCTGGCCGGGTCGCGCAATTGGAAAGCGGTCGCGTGGATGGGCTTGGTGGGCGGGGCTTTGGTTGGTGCCTTTGGCACGGCAGCCGCTTCTGCTTCCGCGGCCTCTGCTGCCTCGGCTGCTGCCTCCGCTGCATACCGCTCGCGGCGCTCCAGAACTTTTTCAGAAATCTGACGCTTCACTAGCGGGTGTTTCTTCATCACCGCCTTGATGGTCTCGCCAGGCGGGAGCGGTAGGGTTGGGCCTTTGCCGAGGCGTTTGAAGTTAGTCCAAGAAAAATCGTACGGGTCGAACTCAGGCTGCGCTGCGGTCACTAGTCTTCTCTCCCAATGCGACGCCAGCGGCGCGCACGATTTCTTGTGCTACTTCAGTTTGAAAAGTCGCTGCGGCCGAGCCGAAAGCGGATGGCGCAAAGACGCGTCGCGAGCCGTCTGGCCGCTCCATCAGTTTCAGGTTGTACAGCCGCACGCCGCCGACCAACTGAAGGTCGAAGCGCGCTAGCGTTCGCCCGCCCGTTTCCGGCCGGATTGCAATGATTTGCACTGTCTGGGTATCCCTGTTCTGGGCGCGCGTCACAAATATCTAAAGGGACGCTGGCAAGCAATATCAATAACTTATCACAGGATGCGGAACTGCTCGCGCGCCTCGAAGGCCATGGCTGACCGGCAATAGTCGAGAAGCTGCTGCCAAGAGGAGAGGATTTCGCGGCCATGGACCTCGCTGCGCGCCATGCGCTGGGCCGTCGCCGCAATGACCTTCAGGTCGAGCGCTACCACCGGGCCCACGCCCTTGACCTCCTGGAGGAGGCCGACGGGCGCGCCAAGCACCTCGGCCAGGGTACCGAAGCGGGAGAGCAGCGCCTTGGCGACCGGCTTGGTGTCGGCGCGCGGGATCAGGCGGAAGAGCAGGAGTTCCAGAAGCTCATAGTCGGGCAGGGCGTCGGGACCTGCCGAGGCGAAGCGTTCGCGCAAACGGTCGCGATGGCCGAGATAATGCGGCTTCTCCTCGATCCCCTTGGTCTTCGCGGCAGGCCCGGCTGTCCCAGGAGAGTGCATGGTCGCGGAAAGCTGCGCAGGCTTTTCTGCAAAGAAACTGCGCTCGTCGTCGTCACCTGACATCTCGTCTGCCCCCCAGCTCCCCGACTGCGAGCGCCGGGAGAACGAAACATTAGGCCGGCAGGCCGGGGCGGTCGAGCTTTTTGGGGGAGAGCGTGAAGATCTCGCAGCCGGTGTCAGTCACGCCGATCGTGTGTTCGTATTGCGCCGACAGCGAGCGGTCGCGTGTCACCGCGGTCCAGCCGTCCGACAGGACTTTCACATGCGGCCGGCCGAGGTTGATCATCGGCTCGACGGTGAAGATCATGCCGGGCCGCATCTCGACGCCCTCATTGGCGCAGCCATAATGCAGGATGTTGGGCGCGTCGTGGAACAACTGGCCGACGCCGTGGCCGCAGAAGTCGCGCACCACCGAGCAGCGCTCGCCCTCGGCATAGCTCTGGATGGCCGCGCCAATGGCGCCGGTGCGGGCGCCGGGCCTGATCGCGGCAATGCCGCGCATCAGGCATTCGTGGGTGACTTCGAGCAGGCGTTCCGCCGCGCGTTTTATGGTGCCGACAGGGTACATGCGCGAGGAATCGCCGTGCCAGCCGTCGAGGATGTAGGTGACGTCGATGTTGACGATGTCGCCATCCTTCAGCGGCTTGTTGTCGGGGATGCCATGGCAGACGACATGATTGATCGAGGTGCAGGAAGACTTGGTGTAGCCGCGGTAGTTGAGAGTCGCCGGCAGCGCGCCATGATCCATGCCGAACTCGAAAACGAAACGATCTATGGTGTCGGTGGTGACGCCGGGCGCAACCATCGGCACCAGTTCGTCGAGGCAGCGCGCCGTGAGGTCGCATGCCTTGCGCATGCCGGCAAAACCTTCCTCGCCATAGAGGCGGATCTGGCCGGTGTTTCTGAGCGGTGCCGTGGCGGCGTCGAGATAAGTGACCATTGGTGTCCGTCTTGCCGGTGTGGCTCTGCAAGGGAGCCGGCGTGAAAATCTCCCCAGATTTGGCACTTGAGGGCAAAAGGTTCAAGGAAGAACTGCCCGGACACGACCAAGCGGCAGGGATATTCGGCGCGCCCCGGTGTCCTTGACGCCCTTGTTCCTTCCCTTTCAGTCGACCGTGCGGTAGGGCGAGGGAGGTTTTTGGAGATTTCATGAGCGTCGAGCACGCCAGATTGCCTGAAGCGCCGTTGAAGGCGGCCTGCTCATTGCTGATGAGCCTTGTGCTGCTGGCGATGCTGTCGCTTGGCCGGGCGGAGGTGCCCGTCTTTGCCGGAGCAGCCTCCGGTGTCGCCAGCGCCGGCGTGGAGCGGTCCGGCGAAGCGGCGGCGCTGCTGCGCATCACCGGCAAGGGGCAGGCGCTGGAAGTTCGTTCCGGCCGGCCGGCCCTGGTTAAGTTCGCCGGCGGCCATCCGGCCCTGCCGGCTCGGGACACCGTCTTTTCCTGGTTTGTTTCGGTTCCGCCGGCAGAGGTCGTCGCCGCCGACAGGGACGCCCGCACACCGTGGGCGACTGCCAATCAGCCGCGCGCGCCGCCATCGGTTCCGGCCTGAGCGGTTTCAACCGCTCCTTCACTCAAACCACTTCCTGTTCGCGCCTCGATCCGCGCGGCGGCTTCGGTCGCGCAGCGGTGCGTAGCGCGTCATTTCCGGATTGTTTCCATGCAACGTATCAAGACACTCAAGAGCCTTTCGCGCGCGGCCTGCGCCGCCATTTTCCTTTCCGTCCAGGCGCTCATCTGTATCGGAACCGTCTACTGGGCGCTGACGGAGACGCTCGGCCTTTCGGCGACAGGGGCACTTGTCCCTGGCGGGATTTTCGCTGTGCCGTCTGCTCTCGTGCTGCTTACGGCGGTGCGCATGGCCTTCGATGCGGAGACCGATCCCGCCAACCAGTAGCCGGACCGCCAAGGCGCCCGCGCTCGACAAGGCCGGGCGCCTTGGCGCTTGCTTGCGGCGGCTGCGGCAAAACGTCCATGACCGCGGAGACGCCACATTCCTGCGGTAGCGACCGGCCAGAGCAACTTTTTACGACGGATGGCGTTGCCGCTGGTGACGACAGTTCGGGAGATGGCGGATGGACAGACTGCAATTCGAGGTGCCGGTGCGTATCGCGCCCGGACCCGGCCTGCCTGTCGAGGAGATCTACAGCGTCGAACAGGCCCTTGATTTTCTCCAGGCCTGGCCGCTGCGCCGGCAAGGCCCGATTTACCAGAAGGCCTTCAACGCCTGCTTCGGCGCCACCGTGGACGTGGTCAAGACCGAGGATGCCTGCCGGGCGTTCATGGCGTTCTGCCGGGTGACCGGGCTGATGGCCCGGGACATGATGGCGCCGCGCAAGCGCGGTGGCCAGGCGAGAGGGCTGCAAGCCTGAGGTACGCTGCGCTCTTCGTTCTCCTGGCCGAACGAAGCATCGATGCCGATGCCATTAAGCTTCCGTTTCCACTTTCGCGGCTACGCCATGCTTGTTCGGCAATGGTTGATTCGTTGCGTCAGTCTCGTGGTTCGGAAGATGTCCCCAGAAAAAATCCGTGCATTCCCGATCGACCGTCAGGCATTCCTGGTTCGGGAGGTGGCTGCCAGGCTCGACAGTTTGCATGGCGACAGCGCCACCTCGTTCTGGAGGGCCAAGGCGACGGAGTTGTTCGATCTCGTCGTCAGGTCAGGCAGGGACAGGGCGGCGGCCAGCGACGAGGTGCGCAGGTTCTTCTTCGCCGTGCAAAAAGAGATATCGGCCGGCGCGGCCACTGAGCCGATGCCAATTCTTTCCGCCTGAAGTGCTCCGCAAGGCGTCCCACAGCCGGTCCATGCCACCGCTAGCGGAACAGATATTTTGAAACTTCGGGGTTGCCGCGTCGCCACATGACGTTGTCAAGGAAGTAGTGGTGCACGTTGATGAAGATCAGCACTATGAAGAAGAACAGCGACGAACCCAGGACTTCCTTGTCGTAAGGGATCAAGGCAGTCAGTGCCGCCGGGATCAGCCAGAAACCGAGACCGCCGAGGACCCCGCCGGCGACGACGAACCCCAGGACTCGCGTCCTGTAGATCGGACCAAGAACGGACAGGATTCTGGAGTCCGGAACCTTTTGTGCATCGGGACCGTCACGCTCGACATTGCTTTGATAGCGCCAGACCACGGCCAGGTACTGCAGCGAATGGAGAGCCGGCACCACGAGCAGCCACAGCGGGTTTATTCTCACGACCAGGATCCAAAGATATAGGGACGCGATATAAGCGACGACGCCGTTATACGGCAGGCTGCCGCCATTTTTACTCCAGCGATTGATCAGCATCACGACGGTGGCGGCCGTGGAAGCGGCCGCGGCCGACAGCGCAATCGTGTTGAGCCACGCAGGCGTAGCAAACGTATAATATTCCAAGCCGTAATATTTTGCTTGGCTGACCGCCGTGTTCGTCTGAAGCCATGCGAACAGCCATACGGCATAGCTGTTGACCAGCAAGATTTTCTTGTCCGGATTGGTGAAGAACCTGCGCTTCAACACGGCGTCCACCATCAACATGCCGTAGCCTTGCTTGACGTAGTGCCAGCCCACGAAAAAGAACATCGCGTTGGCTGCGTTTCCGAGCAGCCGGGCGTTCGCCGTTATCGAGCCGTAAGCAAAAAACCCGACCATGAGCAGGGGAACGACAATGCCGGCGAAAATGTAGCGGATCTGGAGGCCCCTGTCGTATCCCTCGCCGCGCACCTTGCTTCCAAAATTGCGATAGAAGAGTTGGTAAGAGTGGGCGAAATGCGGATAGTTTATCAAGTAGGCCAGGAAAAACATCGCCGCCGCAACAAGGCTGTCGTATTTGGTAGGCACGAAGAACAGGGCCGGCAAAATCAGGAATGCGCTGCCGCCAAGCATGAGGAAGTCGGCCAGCGGGCCAAAGAGATATCTTTGTGGCGGCGTCGCCGCAGGAGCTCGAGCATCCGCCGAAAGGTGAACTGCCATATTAGCATCCCCTGGGAAAGCCGATTTAACCATCGAGCCTTGCCCTCGACAAGGTCGAGGCGGCGGAATGGTCAACACGTAAAATGACGTTTCGGAAGGGGGTGTTACCCTGTCCGGCGCAATAGCTCTTGACGCCGAAAGGAGCGGAGGGGACATCGAGTGAAGCTGGTACGCCCAAGGGGAATCGAACCCCTGTTACCGCCGTGAAAGGGCCTATTCAACCTGCCGCCATTGTCCGCCATTGTTCGCCGAAAGCCGCAGAAACAAAGGTGTTGAGCATTGTCTCGCCGCTGTTGTGCGCTAGCGTACGGAGCGGTATATTTGACCCATATTTGACGGTTTTGCGGAAAGTCGTTTGTCAAAGTCCCTTCAGGAATCCCCCATAACGACTCCAAACGCGCGCGCAGCGCTCGACCTCGGCGTGCACTGGCGCGGCATCGACCCCGAAGTCCATCTCGGCTACCGCAAAGGAAAACGCGGTGGCGTCTGGCTTGTGCGCTGGCGCCACGGCTCGGGATATAGGCAGGCGCCGGTCGGCACAGCCGACGATAAGGGATCAACGAAGGGCGGTCTGACCTATGAAGCGGCGGGCAAAGCTGCGCGCCTTCACGTCGAGACGCAGCGGGCGCAGGCTGAAGCAGACGCGAGAGGGCCAGCCCTAAAGGTGAAGGGGGCTGTTGAGGCCTATGTTGGCGCCCGCGATGCGCGGGAAGGCAAGCGTGCCGGTCGGGATAAGCGGTCTGATGCCGGTCAACGCCTCGGCCGGTATGTTCTCGGCGAAGGCGAACGCGGTGACTTGGAAACTATTCCCTCGGCCGCCCCGCTCGCTGATGTGGATCTTCACGCCTTAGAAGAAAGCGACCTGCTGTCCTGGCGAAATGGCCTGCCGGCAGCGATGAAGGCCACGACGCGACAACGACTGGTCAACGACCTGAAGGCAGCGCTGAACGCTGCTTATGCCGCGAACAGGGGCAAACTGCCGTCAACGCTCCCAGGAACCATCAAGCAAGGGCTCCGAGCCGCTGTCGCCGAAGAGACTGACGCCGTCGCAAGAGACAACCAGATATTGCCTGACGCTGACATAGGCCGGCTTCTCCGCGCTGCTCGGGAAGTCGACGCCGAACAGCAATGGGATGGGGACCTGTTTAGGCTGGTGCTGATCCTTGCCGCTACCGGGGCGCGCCTATCGCAAGTAGCTCGGATGCGCGTTGCCGATTGCCAAATATCACAAAGCCGGCTGATGGTGCCTACGAGCCGCAAGGGTAGGGGCGCGAAAAGCGGCACGATTACCGTTCCAGTCGGGCGTGATGTAGTAGATGAGCTAGTCCCGATAACAGCGCAGCGGTCGCCTGATGCTGTCCTGCTCGAACGCTGGCGACATGAGCAGGCGCCTGGCAAGATCGAATGGCATCGATCAGGGCGGGGCTCGTGGCAGTCTTCCGCCGAACTCGCTCGGCCATGGCAAGCGATCCGCGTCCGCGCCGGCCTGCCTGATGTCATTCCCTATGCGCTGCGTCATTCGAGCATCGTGAAGGGCATCCGCGCCAACTTGCCCATCCGACTCGTTGCCGCAATCCACGACACCAGCACAGCAATGATTGAGCGCCACTATTCGAAATGGATAACCTCGGGCCTAGAAGAACTGGCGCGCTCTGCCATCGTGCCGCTGGTGCCTCATAGCGGGGATGCCCAAGTCCTCCGATTGAAGGTGTGACCGGTGCATGTCGGGGAAAACCCAAAATAGCCGTTCGTTGGCATGCGTTGGTGCTTGACCGCTGATTCGGTCGGGCCGATACTGCCAAATCAGTTTTGAGGGACCGGGTTTGAGGACCACGATTCGCGGCATTGTTGCTGCGATGGCCGGCAGGGATGGCGGCTGTTCTCTCATTCTCCATTGCATATCAGGGACGGGCGAAGTCGAGATTTTCTTGACTCGTTTTACCGTGGCTAAAGACCAGAACCAAAAGGGAACAAATCCTTTGGGGATAAGCTGTGGAAAAGTCCCTTGTTTCTCGACCTAACTTATTGAAAAAACGGAGATAATGACGGGTTGAGAAATAATTGTTAACACTATTTTCTGTGTTCGACAGCGAGTCACAGCAAGTGATAATATGTACGCGTTAGTTCGGACCAATTCGCCGTGAACCGAAAGGAGATTGAAGAATATGGAAGTTACGCCAAACGCCTTCACCATCAAGCGGCTTTGCGCCGCCTACGGTGTCGGTCGGACCTTCGTTTACGAAGAAATCAAAGCCGGCCGGCTTGAGACCCGCAAGGCGGGGCCACGCAAGGTACTCGTCCGCAAGGTCGACGCCGATGCCTGGCTGGACAATCTGCCGAAAGGGAAACTGAAACCTGCCCTAGCAGGGGAAGCTTGAGCGGCGGTCGCCAAACCAAAGCCGCTCAAGCCGATCTGATCCCGATAGTTTTCACAACCCCTTGCAGATTACGAAAGGAAGCAGACCAATGAACGACATAACAGGGGAATTTCCCCACGCGAAATCAATTCCTGCGACAACGCCGAAGAAATCCACAGTCACGGTGCGCATCGAGCCCGATGGCCGGACCATGCGTCTTGATGGTCGAGCCGGATGGATGTTGACCAAACTGGTGGAAGCCGGAAAGCGTGGCGTCACGACACTCGAACTTCCCGCAGGGATTAGGGTCGCGCATGCCGTGTATTTGTTGCGCCGTGACGGATTTATCGTTTCCTCGGAAAATGAAACTCACGGCGGCGATTTTCCAGGGCGACATTCCAGATATCGAATCGAAACGCCGCTCAGCATCGTTGATGCAGCCGTCCAGGTGAGCGCATGAGCGCCGAAGCTGGCAAGACGCAAACCCCCGTCGACCTCGCAGCCTCGTGGCTGGCTACCGGCTCGGCGGACCGGACAAAGGCAATCATTCCCCAAATTCAAGAGCGGTTCGCCTTGCCGCTCAAAGACGCGGTCGAGGCCTGCCGGCAAGCAGCGCTGATCCGGGCGAGGGCAAACTGATGGTCGACAAGTACGATTGGGGCAAGGCTTGCCGCTTCTTCCCAGGTTTTCGCGAGTCGCCCGGCGTCCAGCGCACGGCATGGACTCTGATGGACCTCTACAATGAAAAGGTCCATTGCGCCTACCCAACCAGGGAAACGCTTTCCCAGCAGCTCGGGGCGGCGCCGGAAACGGTGTCGAAATGGGTTGGCATGCTCAAGGAAGGCGGGGCGCTTGGTTGCGCTCCGCTGCACGTCCTTCCTGCGGAATCCCAGGAATTCATCGGACGCTCCGCAAAAAGAGCGCAGGTCTATCTTCTGAATTTCTCATGGGCGGTCGACGTGTTAAGCCTGCTGGACGAGTACACATTCGATCGCCAGCAACAGCTTTTGCGTAAGGTAATCGTTCGATCACCTTTGCCTTCGATAGGTGATCAGGTGGTTACCTCCATAGGTAATCAGACAGCCACTTCGTCAGGTAATCATGTGGCCACCCTTATACCTTATGATCAAACCTTATGTGATACCTTAGAAGATAAAAGGGGCTCCGAGGCTTCAAATCTTAGCGTCTACACACGCGAGAGGGCCGCCTGATGCCCTTTCACCTGAAAAACGCTCGATCCAGAGAAAATTCTCTCGCGAAGCAATGCGACTGCATGGCTAGAATACAAATGTATTCAAAGGGTTATGCGTTTTGCCATAGCAAAATCGTAGCAAATGCTAGGCGTGACCTCAACGAAATCAAAGGCTTGCGCCCGATATCCCCTTCTTGGAGGGCTTCACCATGCCATGCGTTGTGATCTGCTTCCCGATGCGCCGCCGGGTTGGCAAAATTCGGAAGACGGCCAAAACCTTGGCCGGCCTGAAAGGGAAGGGTGCTGACCACTATTGGCGCCAGACCGTGGCCGGCCTCGTCGGGCAACTCACCAAGGTGGGATTCTCCGAACCGGAAATCCGGGCGCACATCGGCGCCTTCAATGATGCGGTGCAAAGCCAGTTGCAGAGGGTGCCGGTCCAGAACGATGGTGACGCGGCATGACCGGGCGCTGGCAGGACGTGGAACACGGCTGGGTTATTCTCGACAGTCGGCAGAAAATATGGGGCAAGCAATTCTTCCCCGTGCAGGATGGGGCAGACGGTACGGCCCTACGCTGCGTGGCGCCGCCCTATACGGTTGTACCGGCTCGGCGGGTGAGCTACTTCACGCGCGTCAGTCGGTATAGTCGCCATTTCAACACGCGGTCTGACGTGCTGCTGGGTGCCGGCCAATGACGGTCATCGAGACAGCGGACGGCTTCATCGTGGCCGATGGTGCGGCGACGCTGGCCGGTCCGTTCCCGACCAACTCCGAAGCATGGCGCGCGGCCGATCGACTGGAGGGCTCACCCATATCGCCGGCTGAAAAGCGGGCGGACTGGATATCGAACAAGATCCTTTCAGCGGGTCCGGCTCCTCGACGGCCGGCAAAGCGGAATTCTGCGGATTCCGGTGGAATTCCTGGGAAGTCCGGTCGAAAGGCGAAGCGGGCGGCCAAAAAGCAGCGCAAGGCTGAGAACCGGCTGAAGGTCAATGCGGCCAAGGCCCCGGCCTGGTTGCGGAAGGGTGCCTCGGCGAAGTTCGACCCACAAGGCAAGCGGGCTTTCAACACCTCGCAGCTCGGCACATTCGGCGCCGCCTCGCCAGTGCGGAACATAAACCTGGCGGATTATCTGGCTTCGAAAGGGCAGACATCGTGACCATTGCGGAGCGAAGGGCGAGGGAACGGCAGGAACGAGAAAACCCCTGGCGGCCGATCGGCGAGGCGAAAGCCGATGGCATGATCTGCGAATTGCGAATGAGCAACCTCACGGAACTCGGATTTCAACGGTACTTCTTCCACGGCGGTATCTGGTATCGGATCGATCCTCCGAAGAGGATGCACGCTCGTTATGATGGGCTGGTTGAATACCGACCCACAGGCATCACACTGAGCAAACACCGCCGGGAGAACGCTGTCTGGCTGGCGGAAGAAGGTGGGGCCTATGAGTATCGAGGGGGAGAATATCTGCCGAAGCCGAAGCCCTATAAATCCTACTGGCGGGCTCCTGACGAGAAAGGCGACCAATGAACCAGCACGCGCAAGCTAGCCTCTGGTACGTGGTGGAATCGGCGCCATCGGCTGAGCGCAAGGCGCGCGATGAACTGCTGCGCGCCAACTACGATGTGTTCTGGCCGTTCTGGCGGAAGGAAATCAAGCATCATCGAACGAAGAAATGGATGATGAAAGATTTCCCGCTGTTTGTCCGCTACGGGTTTGTTCGCCTGGCGTCACCTGACCGCTGTTCCGAGCTGGATGATGTCGACGGCGTCAACAAGGTGCTGCGCGTCCAGGGTTTCCCGGTGCCGGTCAATGACGATGTGATTGTGCGGATTCGGCGGGCAGTGGACAGCGGCGCCTTCGATGAAACGCGGGAACAGGGCTACCGGCTCCATGCCGGGGACAAGGTGCGGATCGCCGAAGGGCAATTCCTCGGGCTTGAAGGCCTCATTGACGCGGTGAAGGACAACAGGAAGGCAAAGGTGCTGGTCTCGATTTTCGGCCGATCGGTGCCGACATCGATAGAACTTGAAAATCTGGCGAAGGTAGCGTAATACCACACACAGGCGATTTGCGGCTGACTGAGCGGGATCTTCGGATCACTCGCCGGGCCGATGCGGGGCAACAATTTCGCCGCCCCCGCGCTCCGGGACATATTCCAAAAAACAAACGTTAGCTGCTGTTTGCAAACGTTGGTCGCGTGACTGTCACGCACCGGTCACGTGACCGTAACGCGTTATGTAACGTTACGTGGCGTTACCGAGACGACTTACGATGTCATCCATTCGCTCGGCCACAAAATAACCAACGCCTGGCCCGCAAAAGATTTCAGTGCCTTGTCCGCTATGATGCGGGTTCATCGAAATGGCTTGATCAAAGTTGATCGCGACGGGTGTGTTCAGATCTTTGTCTGTGAGTGTGAGCCACATAGCGCCCTCCCAAGTTGATGAGACCAGCAAAGCACCTGGCTCAACGCTGCGCCGACCGCTGCAAGCATATTAGTCTACGCTAATATCTTAACGTCCCGCCAGTGGCTTTGTTCCTCCAAACCATGTCGCAATTGGCGGGTTTGGGCTCATCCGTGGAATCGCCGATAGCCATCACCGAGGCCTGGGTTTCGAACAACCGGCCTGTGTGAGGACTGAAGATCCATAGGCAACTCACGTACGCGACCGCAACGGAGATCAGCAGAGCGGTCGCGACGGATAGGAGGTGCATAGGTGGGCCTCTTTGTTGCAGACCCGCTCACAACCGCCTGCAACCCGTTCGGTTCGACATGAAATATTTACCGTGTTGGCATGGTTTACGAATGGTTTAGCCGGCACGTCGGTCGAATTGAGCAATTTTGTAAAAGCTCAGCAATTTCTCCCAAGAGTCGATCTCACCAACGCGGACAGCCAGCCACATGGCCGCTGATGCCGCAGAGGGCCAAAGCATGTCACGACCAACACTGTTCACTGAAAACCTCGCGGACACGATTTGCGAGAGGATTGCAGACGGCGAAAGCCTTCGCTCGATATGCGATGGCGACGACATGCCGAACAAGTCGACGGTATTTCGCTGGCTGGCCGCCAACAAGCCTTTCGCGACCAGGTACGCGCACGCGCGCGATGCCCAGGCCGACACGTTCGTCGACGACATGGTGGACATTGCCGACGACGGCCGAAACGACTGGATCGAGCGCAAGAACGCTGACGGCGCGGTTATTGGCTGGCAGGAGAATGGGGAGGCGCTTCGCCGGTCGACATTGCGGGTCAGCACGCGACAGTGGATCGCGGAGAAGATGAAGCCGAAAAAATACGGCAGCAAGCTTGCGCTCACCGATCCTGACGGCGGCGCTTTGACTGTCAACGTGGTGAGCCGTGCCGAGCGTCGACCTTCCGAGTAATTGGGAGCCGCGCGACTATCAGAAACCGGCATGGGATTCGTGGCTTGAGGGCTGCAACCGCCAGCTTCTGATCTGGCATCGCCGCGCCGGCAAGGACGACATCAATCTTCGAATGCATTCGGTCGCCGCGTTCAATCGTGTCGGCACCTATTGGCACATGCTGCCGGAATATGCCCAGGCAAGGAAGGCGATCTGGGAAGCGGTCAATCCGAACAGCGGCCAGAGGCGGATAGATGAAGCGTTCCCGCATGCGATCCGGGCGAACACCCGCGAGAACGATATGTTCATCCGTTTCAAGAACGGGTCGACATGGCAGCTCGTCGGGTCTGACAACTACAACGCCCTTGTCGGGTCTCCGCCAGTCGGTCTGACGGCTTCGGAATGGGCGCTGGCGAACCCGTCGGCATGGGCTTACCTCTCACCGATCCTCGCCGAGAACGGCGGCTGGGCCTCATTCATCTCGACGCCACGCGGCAACAATCATCTGAAAGGGATGCTGAAGCGGTTCGCAGGTGACGACCGCTGGTTTACCCAAGTCCTGACGGCGAAGGACACCGGGGCGATATCGCTACAAGCGATCGAGGATCAGCGCGGGGAATACGAAGCACTCTTCGGCAAGGCCATGGCCGATCTGCTCATTGAGCAGGAATTCTACTGCTCTTTTGCCGGCGCGATGGTCGGTTCCTATTGGGGAGCGGAATTAGCCGCGGCTGAAGTGGAAGGCCGCATCGGCGTCGTGCCGATCAACTGGAAACACCCGGTCCATACCGTCTGGGATCTTGGCAAGGCGGCAAACAACCCGATCTGGTGTTTCCAGGTCATCAACGGCAAGCCCCTGATCGTCGATTTCTACAGGCCGGAAAGCGACGATCTGGAAGACTGGTGCAAGTGGCTGGACAACAAGGGCTACCACGGCACTGACTATGTCCCGCACGACGCCATGCAACCGAATTGGGGAGCCAAGCGCACCCGGTTCGACACGCTGAAGCTGCATGGCCGCAAGCCGAAAATGGTGCAGATGGTCAGCGTGGCCGACGGCATCAACGCTGCGCGCGAGACGATCAAGGTTGCAGAATTCGACGAGGGTCGCTGCGGAGAAGTAGGCATCGAAGGGCTGAAGGCTTTCCGGCGCCTGTGGGACGATGAACGAAAGTGCTTTCTCGACATTCCGGTCAAGGACTGGGCCGAGCATATCGCATCAGCCTTTCGCTATCTCGGTCTGGCTTGGAAAGACGCGGCGCCAGTCTATGAGCCGCCGCAGAAGCCGAAAGAACTCGCCTACGAAGTCACCAAGGACGGCGTGATCCGGTCGAACATGACCGTTCGCGAAGCCGTCGACGCTCGGATCAAGCGCCGGAAGCGGCGCGGCGGGGTTTGACAGGAGCCGGCATCCTTCATGGTAAAAAACAAAAAGACCTCATACGTCAAGGGCAGCGCCGGGACCGCCGTCGGTCAGGCTCTGCGCAAGACCGGCAAGAAGTGGCTGGACAAGATCCAGGCCGCTGGCAAGGCGGAAAAGCATTGGCTGGACTGCGCGGCCATTGCGGTCAAGGCCTACACCAGCGAAGGCAATCTCGTTGACACCGACGAGGCCACAGGCGCGGCCTACGATTTCAACATCCTCTACGCCAATGTCGAGACCATCGTCCCGGCCGTCATCAATTCCGCGCCGATGCCTGACATTCGCCGTCGGTTCGGCGCGGACGATCCGGTAGCGCGCGATTTCGCGCAGATAATTGAGCGGTCTATCCGCATTCAGGTCGACGACAGCAAGCTTCAGGTCGAAATGGAAGCCATGGCACAGGACGCGTTCCTTGCTGGCCGTGGCGTCATCCGGCTTCGCTTCATGAGCGATATCGTCGGTGGGGAAACGACAGACGACGAGTTGCGCGACCTGGCCGAAGCTGATGGCGTTGTCGACGGCACGGAAGACGACGAACAGGACGACGCGTCGGCCGACGCAGCAGCCACGCCAGCCAGCCCTGAACGCTCAGAGAACGAGCGGCTGCGCTTCGAGGCCGTGAGCTGGAAAGATTACCGTCACGGCCCTTCGAAGCGCTGGGATGACCGCCCATGGGATGCATTTCGCCATTCGATCGCCTGTGACGACTACGAAGACTTCATCGACGGCGATCTGGTCGCCAGTCAGCAGGCCGACGGCGATACCGACCAGGAAGCCGACACCGACTATGACGTCTGGGAAGTGTGGGACAAGAAATCCCGAACCGTCCTGTTCGTCAGTGTTCGCGATGGCAAGGTGCTGAAGAAGGTTCCCGACCCGCTCGGGCTTTCCAATTTCTTCCCGATCGCTACGCCCGTGCAGCCGATTGAGGTCAACGGCCGGTTGATGCCGGTCAATCCGTTCTCGATCTATCGCCGGCTTGCTGACGAGCTCGACACGACGACCAAGCGCATCCAGATCATCACCAAGCAATTGAAGGTGAAAGGCTGGTACGCGATCAGCCCGGCCGACATTCAAAACGTTCTCGATGCCGACGACAACGAATTCGTGCCGATCGCGGATGCCGAGATTTGGGCGGCCAAGGGCGGGCTACAGAATGCCGTACTGTTCTGGCCGGTCGAAAAGCTGATCGTCGTCCTGTCCCAACTCTACGGCGTCCGCGACCAGTCCAAGCAGGCCATTTACGAAATCACCGGAATTTCGGACATCGTGCGGGGCGCCAGCAAGGCGACAGAGACGCTTGGTGCTCAGCAGTTGAAAAGCCAGTGGGGTTCGCTGCGCATCCAGAAGATGCAGCGCAACATCGAGCGCGCTGCCCGCGACCTGTTCGTGATGATGTCGGAAATCATCCCGGCGAAATTCTCGCCCGAGACCCTTCAGAAGATGACCGATATCCAGATCCTGCCGACCCAGCAGGATCTGACACCGGTCCCAGTTCCACCGCCGCCACCGCCACCTGCGCCCGGCCAGCCACCAATGGCGCCCGAACAGATGCAGCAGTTGCAGCAGCAGGCGATGCAGGCGCAGGAAGCGGAGAAGGCGCGGCAGGCAAAGCTTCAGCACCTGAACCAGTTGCAAGCGCTCATGCAGGACCACGCCAACGCCTATTTCAGGATCGATGTCGAGAGCGACAGCACGATCCAGGCCGACCTTACGCGGCAGAAGGCAGAGGCCACCGGCTTCATGCAGGCGGCCAGCCAATACTTCCAGGCGGTTGGTCCGCTGGTGCAGCAGGGCGCGCTTCCGATGGAACTGGCGATGGAAATCTTCGGTTCGTTCTCCCGGTTGTTCAATCTGGGCAAGAGCGTCGAAGACGTGGTTGACGAGCTGGTTCAGATGGCAAAGGCGAAGGGCAAGCAGCCGGCCGGACCGAAGCTCGATCCCAAGGCTGAGGCCGCCGCTGCCGACCAGAAACGCAAGGTCGAGGATGCCCAGGTCGATCGCGACATCAAAACTCAGGATGCCGAAACGGACCGGAACATCAAACAGCAAAACGCCGCGCTCGATCAGCAAATCAAAGGCACCGAATTGCAGATCAAGCAGGCCCAGCTTGCCATGGTACAGCGGCAGACGGCGGCTCAGCAGTTCGGCATGACAGGAGCGATTTGATGGGTGAGCGATTTGTCTGGCGCGATGGTCGGATCGTCAATCGCGAAACCGGGGCGCCGATGAGCGTTCCGGACGGACCGCTTTCCGCGCCGATGATCATGCCGAACATGCCGGAATACGCCAGCCCGATCAACGGCAAAGTCATCACGTCAAGGCGCGAGCGGCGCGAAGACATGAAACGGAACAACTGTGTCGAGGCCGGCGATCCCGGCTGTTCCCCGACGGGCGGCAAGCTGAAGAACAAGGCCTTTTGCGCGAAGCGAGGCCTGAAAGTGAGCGAGGAATTTTTATGAGCGTCGAAGACCTGAACAATGCCGCGGCTGCGGACCTGAACAACGGTGCGGTGGCGATCAGCGAGGATGAGGCGCTTGGCGCTCTCTATGATGAGGCCGAACAGGAAGACGACGCCGGCCCCACCCGAGACCAGGGCGGCAAGTTCACGGCCGCAGACGGCAAGACCGCTGCGGACAATGCCTCACTGGAAGGTGAGGGCAAGGGAGAGGCCGGCGACGACGCCGCTGGTTCGACGCTCGCGGCGTCCGTCGTGCCTCTCCCGGCTAACTGGAACGGCATGGATGCCGATTGGGCGAAGATTCCGCCAGACGTTCAGGCCAAGATTGCGGCGCGCGATACGGACATCCACAAGCGCATGTCGGACCAGGGTCGGCAACTGACGGCATTTCAACCGATCGCCGAGAGCATCGAGCGCAACAAGGATCTGTTGGCCGGCAAAACCACGCCGGACGGTCGCCCCTTCACGGCGCCCGCCGCCATTGACGCCTTGCTGAATGCGCAGCGCCGGCTGGAAACCAATCCAGTCGCCGGCCTGCTTGAAATTGCCCAACGGTTTGGAGTGATCGAGCAAATTGCTCAGGTCCTCGCCGGGCAGGCCAAGGTTCCCGCCGATCGACAAACAGCCGCCCTCGGGGCCGCTGATGTTGAGCGCATCGTGCGAGAGAAAATGAACGAGAGTGCAACCGCGTCTGCGATGGAGGCGGAACTTAGCCGCTTGTCGAAGGACAAGCCGCTTTATTCCGAAATTCCTGAAGAAGACATGGTGCACTCGATTTCCAAGGCACGCGCAAAGCTCGGCGATAGCGCTTCCCCGGAAGCCCTGTTCGACCTGGCCTATGACATCGCCGTGAACGCCGATCCCGATCTGAGGACGAAGGCAGCCAGCTTGAAAACAGCCGCTGCGCACGACCCGAAACGAACGGCAGACGCGAAGCGGGCGAACTCGGTCAACGTGACCTCCAAATCCACGGGCAAATCGAGAGAACTCACCGAAGACGAGAAGCTCTCTGCGCTCTACGACGAAATCCAATCCAAAGGATAATCAGCCATGGCAACGCCATCGACTATCTTTACGCAGATGGTCTCTTCGACCATGCGTAACGTCGCGACCGAAGTCGCCGACAACGTGAGCAAGCACACTCCCGTGCTGAAGCGCATGAAGCAGAAAGGCAAGATCCTTTCTGGCGGCTATGAAATCCAGATCCCTCTGGAGTATGCCGAAAACGAGACCTACCAGCGTTACAGCGGTTTCGACACGCTGAACACCAACGCGTCGGACATTCTGACCTCGGCGAAGTACGACTGGGCACAGATCGCCCTGCATATCGTCTCGTCGGGCAAGGAACTGCGCCAGAACTCCAGCAAGGAGAAGATGGTCCCCTTGGTGAAGACCAAGAAGGGCAATGCTCTTCGCACCGCCACGAACAACTTTTCCGTCGACATGTTTTCCGACGGTTCGCTGGCAAATCAGGTCGGCGGGTTTGCCCACCTGATCCAGACCAACGGCCAGGGTACGGTCGCGGGGCTGGATTCGTCGCAGTGGACGTTCTGGCAGAACAAGTTCCGCGAGATGACCGGAACCAACGCCTACACGAAGGACACCATCCTCGGCGAAATGAACCTGCTCTGGATGGACACGACCAACGGCGCCGACCATACCGACCTGATCGTCTTCAGCCACGATCTGTTCTCGGTGTACGAGGCGTCGCAGCAGCAGTTCCAGCGCTACATGGATGCCGACCTCGCCGAGACCGGCTTCAAGTCCTACAAGTACAAGACCGCCGACGTGGTGTTCGACGAGAACGCCAATTTCACGACGACGGCCGAAAAGGGCTACTTCCTCAACACCGACTATCTGTACCTGTTCCAGCACAAGGACGCGCAGTGGTCGATGGATGACGAAAAGAAGCCGGTCAACCAGGACGCGGTGGTTATCCCGCTGCTCTGGATGGGCAATTTCGCCTGCTCGAACCGTTCGCGGCAGGGTGTCCTGCTGGACGCGGCATAAGGAGATCAGACCATGACTGCTTTTGTTGGCGCCAAGCTTGGCGCGACCTACACCGCTGCGCAGTTGAAGGGCGCGGAAGCGTATGCCGTGCCCGGCATCGGCGATGTCTATGTCAGCCACGACAACAAGACCTATCGTTTCGTCCAGTACAATGGCGGAGCGGGTGCGATTGCTGCCGTGGCCGGCAACGTCACCTATCTCTATGCGCCGGCCGGTGTCTCTACCGGCGCGTCGACTGTCGTTACGTCCGATCTGTCGGATTCGGCGGAACTCGGCGCGGGCGTGCTTCAGGCGGCCCCGGCCAGCGGTGATTACTGCTGGATCCAGGTCAAGGGCGTTGCCACGCTCAACACTGCACTGACCGCTGGCGCCGACGGCGATCCGCTGACGCCTTCGGGTTCGACGGACGGCACGCTCGACACCGTTGCAGCCGCGACCGACGCGGTTTGCGCCTATGCGATCGACGCTTCGGCGAAAATCGTCATGTGCGCCTTCCCGCACTAACCACGCGACAATCTGACGAACGAAGCGCGGCGGTCCTTGGTGGGGTCGCCGCGTCCCTTTCGCTCACCTTCCAAAGGACAGAACCATGACCACCGAAGGCACTCCAACTTTCATCATTCACGGCTTTAAGCAGACATTGGAACTGCTGCCGAAACGCGCGGCCGACCCGATGTCCGAAAAGACCGACGCCCAGGGTTTCCTGCTCAATGCGGGCGGCTTCCGCGTCATGGAACGCGTGGCGGAGGATTGGGTGATCTACACCACCTCGCTGGCGCCGCAGAACACGAAGCAGACGGAACGTGTTCGCCACATGATCCCGGACCTCGAGAAGCTGGGGAAGAACCCGACCTCGCCGAAACTCCGCTTCATGACCGAACGCTGGTCTGTGATCGAGCCGGCATACGCGGCATGGAAAGAGGGCAGGGAAGTCCCGACCAATGGTACGCCGCTTGGCGTCTGGCCCGGCGTCGAACAGGGCCAGGTGGATGTTTTCCGCCGCTTCGGCATCAACTCAGTCGAAGGTGTTCGCGATCTGCCGGAAGCCTACATTGAAAAACTTCAGATGCCGAACGTTCGCGCTCTGAAGAAGCAAGCTGGCCTGTTCCTCGACAACCTGGGCGCGGCCAACGCAACGCAGCGAGAAACCGAAAAGGACAACCAGCTTACGGCACTGCGCGAGCGGCTGGCTGAAATGGAAAAGCTGCTTGATCAGCGCACGGCGCCGACCGATCAGCCGGCCGACGACGAGGTGACGGAACTTCGCGCCCAACTCGACGCCAGGGGCACGCCCTATGACAAGCGCTGGGCTGCTCCGAAGCTCCGGGCAGCACTTCAGACGGAAGCCGCCTGACCATGACTATCCTGACCGTCATCCAGCAGGCGGCAATGCCGGTCGGGCTCGACAAGCCGCTTGCCGTGTTTACGAACACAGATCGCGAGTGGCAGGAAATGCAGGTCGTCGCCAACGAGGCGGCGACCGTCATTGCGGAGGCCTTCGACTGGCAAAAGCTCCGCAAGATTGCGACCGTCACAGGTGACGCTGTGGCGGAGGGCTTCGACCTCCCGACTGACTATGGTCGCATGCTGGCCACGTCGTCTCTCTGGTCAAGCCGCTTCACTTGGGACATGCAGCATGTCGTCAGCAGTGACGACTGGCTGGGCATGGAAGTCTGGCCCGCAACGCCGATTTATGGCCGCTGGACCATCTTCAGCAACCAGATACATATCCTGCCTGTGATGGCGGTGAGCGAAACCGCGAAATTCTTCTACATCCAAAATCAGATTGTTTCCGGCGGTCAGACTGAATTCCTGACCGACACCGACACGTTCGTGTTGAGCGAGCGGCTGTTGAAGCTGGCAATCATCTATTTGTGGAAGCAGTCCAAAGGGCAGGACTTCGCCGCGGAACTTTCCGACTATGAAATCGCGCTTGCCCAGGAGATGGACAAGGACGGCGGCTCCAAGCCGGTCGTTTCCGGCAATAGCTGCGGTCGCTCGTTCCGCCGCACGAACGTCTGGCCCGGAACTGTCACGGGCTGATCGGTGAAAAGCGCATATCTCGCCAAATTTGCGCAGCCCGGCCGGGCGCGCAATGCGCAGATGCAGCCTTTGCCGGTGCCGCGCGGCGGCTGGTATACGTCAGGCAATCTCGCCCAAATGCCGCCTGCAACGGCGCAGAGGCTTGAGAACTGGCGGCCAACCACGACAGGCATCCAGCAGCGCGGCGGTTCGCTCACCCACGCCAGCATCACGGATGGCAGCGAGGCCACCATTTCGCTGATCACCTACAATGCCGCGAGCAACAAGCGCCTGTTCGCCGCGAGCGAGACTAAAATCTTCGACGTCACAACAGTGGTCGACCCGCTGGTCCCGCCGTCGCCGGATGTTACTGGTCAAACCAACGGCTACTATTCCTTCCTGAATTTTACGACAGGCGGAGACGAATACCTCACCGTCGTCAACGGCTCCGACCCGCTGTTGCTATACAATGCCATCGATGGCTGGATCCCGATCACAGGCATCTCTAGCCCCGCCATTACCGGCGCTGACACGTCAACGCTCTCCTTTGTCTGGGCCTATCGCAATCGTGAGTTCTTTATCGGTCCGGGCCTGATCGCATACTGCCTGCCGGTTTCGTCGATTGCCGGTCCGCTGACCACGATCGATCTGAACGGCGTGTTCATGAACGGCGGTGCGCTGGTCTTCGGTGCCACCTGGTCGACCGATACGGGAGACGGGCTCGACGATAAATGCGTGTTCGTGACCAACCAGGGTGAAGTCGCAGTATTTGAAGGGGCAGACCCGTCAACAGCAGCAGACTGGAACCTTGTCGGTCGCTATGACCTGGCAAAGACCATGGGGCCGCGCTGCACCATGCGATCTGGCGGCGACCTGCTGATTGGCGTCGAAAACGGCATCGTTCCCCTGTCGGCGGTCGTTACAAAAGATATCGCGTCGCTGGAGTCTGCACTGGTTACGGCGGCGATTTCGCCGGACTGGCGGCGCGAGGCAGCGGCTCGCGACAGCTTGCCCTGGGAAATCGTCAAGTGGCCGCGGAAGTCCTATGCGATTGTTTCCTTGCCTGCTACGGCCGACGAACAAGCGCTCTGCTATGTGGTGAACACCGATACCGGGGCATGGTGTTCCTACACGGGTTGGGACACCCGCTGCATGGTGCTCCACAACAACGAGCTTTATTTCGGAACCAATGATGGCCGTGTGAAGCGGGCGGAAGTGACCGGCTCCGACGACGGCGCTCCGATCTATTACACCTGCATCGCCAATCCCGACGCAGTTGGCTTGCCAAGCGTTTTGAAAACGGTCCTTCAGGCGCGCGTCATCTTCAAGGGCACGACACCCTATAACGTCAGGCTCTCGGTTTCCATGGACTATGCCGTCGACTTGCCGGCACCGCCCGATGCTGCACCGGACACGGGCGGGGGGAGCCTTTGGGGAATCGGTCGTTGGGGCATCGCGCGATGGGGCGCAACCGTGGCTTCGCCAATGATCGGTTCGCAGATCAAGTCGCTCGGGCGAACTGGCTACACGATGCAATGGCAACTGCAGATCACGGGTGCGCAGTCGATCACGCCCAATCTGGAAATGATCAGCATCGACGTAGCGTATGAAACTGGCAAACCGGTGATCTGATGACGGATTATACGATCAGCAAGGAAAGCTTCGTGGCCGCGTGGCCGGAGATTGAACCTTTAGCGCGGATGCATTTCGAGGAAACGCGAGCACGCTTCGCCACCGAAGGCATGCCGATGGGGGCGTTCAATCCCCGGCTCGATGTCTACAAGAAAGCCGACGAAGGCGAGTACCTGCACACGTTCGTTGTCCGCACTGAAACGGGCCAGGCCGTCGGACATTCGACGGTCTATATCCAGACCGATATGCACAATCGCGAGCTGATCGGGAAAGAAGACACGATCTACATTCACCCCGATCACCGAAACGGTGTTGGCAGGCGCCTGACCAAACACATTCTCCAATTCCTGAAATCGCAAGGCGTTGTTCGCGCCACCATTGATGCCCGCACAGATCCCCGCGCCGTCGCGCTTTGGCGCCGCCTTGGTTTCAAGCCGGTTGCCGAAGTCATGATGATTACTTTCGAGGAGCGCTCCGATGAACATGCATCTTAAATTCGGTCTCTATGATCGAGTGCTGCGTTGTGCGCCGGACATGCCGGAGCCGCCCGATCCGAAGGAAACAGCAGCGGCCCAGACCGGGACGAACATCTCGACGGCCCAGGCCAATGCTGCGCTCGGCAACGTCAATCAGGTCACGCCCTATGGGAACCTGACGTACACCCAGTCAGGCCAGAAATTCATCAGCGATGCAACCGGCGGCCAGACCTATTGGCAAGGCCCAAACGGCCAAATCCAGTCGGCGGCGCCCCAATCGATACAGGGTGCTTCCACAACGACCAAGCAGCCAATCTACCAGACCGTGAACGGCCGGAATGGCGACCGCCAAATTCAGGTCGGCACGAAGGATGTCACGACGCCCGGCGCATCCTCCATGCCTGCTGGTTGGTCTCAGGTGCAGGGCTACTATGTCCCGCAATATACCGCGACACAGACGCTCTCACCGTCGCAGCAGGCGATTTTTGACCAATCGCAGGCGGCCCAGGGCAATCTCGCCAAGCTGGCAAACAGCCAGTCTTCGTTTTTGAACGACTATCTCGGCAAGCCGCTGGATTTGTCGAAGATCCCGGCCGCAGGTAATGCTGCCAACCTTCAGACGCCAAATTATCAGCAGTTCGCCAATGGGCCGCAGCTCGCGACCAGCTTCAACAATGGCGGCAAGATCCAGAACCAGATCGCGGGCGCTGGCGATATCCAGAACCAGATCGGCGACGCAGGGCAGATCACCAGGGATTACGGCCCCGCTGATGGCTACGCCGGCAACGTTCAGCAGGTACAGGACGCGCTTATGTCGCGCCTCAACCCGCAGATCGACCAGCAGCGCGCAGCCCTCGAAACGCGCCTTACCAACCAGGGCATCCGCCTTGGCTCGTCCGCTTACGAACAGGCGATGAACCAGTTCAATCAGGGCTTGAACGATCAGCGGACATCGGTGCTGTTGCAGTCTGGTCAGGAACAGTCGCGTCTTGCCAACCTGGATGCCCAGCGCGCCGGGTTTCAGAACTCGGCCCAGCAGCAGGCCTATAACCAGCAGCTCGGCAATGGTCAGTTCGCCAACGCTGCGCAGGCCCAACAGTACAGCCAAAACGCCAACAATGCGCAGTTCGGCAATGCGGCGCAGCAGCAGGGCTTCAATCAAAACCAGGCGTTGGCCGGTTTCAGCAACTCCGCGCTTCAGCAGATGTTCGGCAATTCGAATCAGGTCACCGGGCAGAACAATCAGCTTCAGGATCAGCGCTTGAATGCGCAGCTTGCGCAGTTCAACGCTCAGAACCAGCAGCGCAGCCAGGCACTGAGCGAAGCCTACGCGCAGCGCTCGCAACCCATCAACGAAATCGGTTCCCTGCTTTCAGGCGCCCAGATCCAGCAGCCTACTTTCGTCAACGCCAATATGCCCAACATTCCGACTGTCGACTATGCTGGGCTGGTCAATGACAACTACAACCAGCGGCTGGCCATCGCCCAACAGCAGGCCCAGGCATCACAGGGCATCCTGGGCGGCCTGTTCGGCCTCGGCTCTGCCGGCATCATGGCATCCGACCCCGATTTGAAGAAAAACAAGCGCAAGGTGATCGACCTCGACGACGACGGAACGGGCTTGTGGACCTACAACTACAAGAACGATCCGAAGGGCGCGCCGAAGCGTCTCGGGCTCATGGCCGACGAGATCGAGCGAAAAGTACCGGATGCCGTTTCGTTGCGTCCTGACGGATATCGTCAGGTCGATTATCCCAAGGCGCTTACAGGCCTCTTTGCCATGGGTGCGGCGGCATGAGCTCCTACATTTTCGACGGCAACAAGCCGCGCGCACCGATGACGCGTGACGAGCAGATGCGCGCTCAAATGGCGATTGCCGGACAGATGCCGACTGACATCGGATCGGGCATTTCGGCAGTTGGTCAGGCGCTCATGTACCGAATGAACAAGAACGGCAGCTTTCCAAAGGCGCCGGGCGGCGGCAACCCACTTTTGGGCTTGTTCGGCCTTGGCGCAGGCAGCGGGGGTCTTTCCTGATGATCTCCTACATCTTCGGCCCCGATCAGCAATACAAGACGCCCGGCGAACGGGCGAAGGCGCGCGCGGTTGCGAATGCAATATTGATGAACCAGGGCGCGCCGAAAAACGTCGGCGAAGGCTTGTCGGCAATAGGTCAGGCGCTGCTGTTCCGCTCGATGATGGGCAAGGCGGACGCGTCGGAAGCCGCGGGCAAGACTGCCGCCGATGCCGCGTTCAATCCCGTGCTGGCCGCGCTTGGCGGCTCGACCGCTTTCCCGGCCGCGCCCGGCGTGTCGAGCAAGGTTGCCGACGCAGTGGCTGGAAAGCCAAAGGCCGACAACCCGAACCTGCCGTCGAGCATGGATTTCGCGAATGCCCAAGCGGACGCCAGCCAGACAGCCGATGAAGCCGGTTTGCCGCCGACCGCCTTCGCTGGCGTGACCCGGGCAGGGAAGGGCTGGACTGAAGTCCAAACCGCAGACGGTCAGACAATCCGGCGCGAAGGTGCCCGCAACTGGCGAAACAACAATCCCGGCAATATCGAATACGGGCCACTTGCGCGAAGCATGGGCGCGGTTGGCACGGACGGCCGGTTCGCTGTATTCCCCACCTTGGAGGCCGGCCGCACAGCCAAGGAAAAGCTGTTGTTCGATGGTCCTGGCTATCGCGGCAAGACATTGGCGGGTGCTATCTCGCGTTGGGCTCCCCCGAGCGAAAACGATACGCCCGCCTATATAGGCGCGATGGCGTCGGCGGCAGGTGTTTCGCCTGATACGCCGCTCTCGGCTTTCTCTCCGGAGCAGCGTTCGCGTGCGCTTGTGGCCATGGAGCATATCGAAGGATTTCGGCCCGGTCGGGAAATCCCGTCCAGTGGCGGAGCTCTTGCGGCTGTCAATGCCGAAGCGGCCGGCCAGCCGGTACAAGTCGCGAGCCTCGATCCAAGCGCCGGTATCGGTGGCGGCGCCCGCCCGCTGCCTGCCGAATATGCCAGCAACGGCACGACACAGGCGCAATGGGCTGCGATGAACCGGCCCGGCGAGGATCTAGCGCCAGTTGCCAACGCTGCACCGGCTCCTATGCCCATGCAGGGGCCGCAGGGTCAGGCAGCGCCAGCATCGGCGAGCCCGATCGCTCAGGCGTTGTTCGGCAAGCCAGCGGCACCGCAGCCACAGATGACCGCCCAAACCGATCCGTCGATGGTTCCTGCCGCCGCTGGTGGCGCTGCGGACACGTTTAACGCTGCCCAAGGCCCAAACATGCAGCAGCTTTACAACGCGCTCCAGCAGCCGTTCCTGAGCGATGCCCAGAAAGGCATCATCGAGGCCGAAATTCAGCGCCAGCAACAGGCGGCGGACCCGCTGCGCCAGTTGCAGTTGCAGAAGGCGCGCCGCGACCTGACCAACCCGCAAAAGAACTGGCAGCGGCTGGACGATACGCATTTGTTCGACCCGGAAAGCGGCGAGATCAAAGCGGCCGACGGCGGCGCGAGCAATGGCAAGTTCCGTTTCAAGGGCAGTTCGGTCGAGGCTCAGGGTCTCAATGGCCTGATGGATGCCGGCCAGATCACCGAAGACCAGGCCCAGCAGCTTGCGGCCGGCAAGACCATCACCGATCCGACAACGGGCGCCATCATCTTCATGACGCCGCAGGGTGTTTTCGGTCAATCGCCACAGGGCGGCCAGCCTCAACCGGTGATGCCGTCGCCGCAGGCGATGCCTCAGCCCCAGGGGCAGCCCCAGAGCGCGCCGATGGCACCGCCGGCCCCGAATGCCGGCCAGCAGCAAGCGCCCGCTGTGGCCCCTCCCGCTGCCGATCCTGCCAACCCGCAACAGCAGGGAATGATCCCGTTGACGGGGCCGAAACCGGTCAAGCCTCCGACCGAACAGCAGGTGCGCAATCAGCAGCTCTATCAGGTGGCCGCACCCGAACTGAAAATCGTGGAAGACAATTTCGGCGCGCTTTCCAACCTGAGCGATCAGGCTTGGTCGGCGATTCCTGGCGCCGGCAACTACGGTGCAAACTATTTGCAGACGCCGCAATATCAGCGCGCCAACAACTCGCTGAAAACGATCATCGCGACGTATCTCTACAGCACGTCAGGCGCCACCGCGAACCCCGGCGAAGTTGAAAATCAAGCCTCCATTCTCATGCCGAAACCGGGCGAAGATCCCACCTCTGTCGCGGATAAACTTGCGCGGGTCCGCGTCATGGTCGACTCGATCAAGACGGCTGGCGGCGGCGGGGGTCAGGCGGGCGATCCTGCTGCCGATCCGAAGGCGGCACTTAAGCAGAAGTACGGGCTCGACTAATGGCTGACCTCGCGCGCATCAAGAACAACATCGGCAAGATGGTCGCTCAGGACGCACCTGAAACGGACATCGACGCCTACATCGCGTCCGAGGGCGTCACTCTCGACGACGTGCGCGCATTCCGACCGGGAGGCACGGCGGATGTCGCTCGGGCCGACGCCAGCGCCAGGGCGGGCATCGAACAGGCCACGGCCATTGCATCGTTGTCACCAGAGGAACGTCGCGCGCGGGTCAAGATCGATCCTGAAACCGGCGAACCTCCCGGCGTTCCGACCTACCAGCCGAAAACTTCGTTGGAGGACAAGGCAGGCGCATTCTCAACGGGCGGCCTTCAGGGTGTCCCGATTGTCGGGCCTTATCTCGACAAGGCCTCCAGCGCCGCCGCTGCGGCCATGGCTATGCCTTTCACGGGACGGTCGTTCAATGAGCTCTACGATGAGGGAGACCGCTACAGCCAGGACGTGAGGCGAGACAATCCGCACACGGCCACGGCTGGCGGCGTGACCGGCGCCGTTGCTGCCACTGTCCCGGCCATGGTGGCGGCGCCGGCAGCGTTTGGCATCGGAGTGGAATCCCTGCCACTACGGCTAATGGCATCGACGGGAAGCGGGGCAGTCATCAATGGCTCTGACGCCGCTGTTCGATCGGGTGGCGATCCAATGCAGACGGCAATTGGGACGGGGCTCGGGGCGGGTCTTGGCATGGCCGCGCCCGTCGTCGCGCCGCTGGTCGGCAGGGGCGTGAAGGCCATCGCCGACAATGTGCAAATCAGCGCAATCGCTCGGGCGCTCGGGCTCGACAAGCGCGCCGTTTCCGTTCTGGCAAAAGCTGCAAAGGACGACGCCATTGACCCGGCCGCGCTGCCCGATCTCGGTGCCAATGGCATGATGATGGATCTTGGCCCGAATATGCGGCACACGGCCGGCGCAATTGCCGCCACGCCTAGCGAAGGAAAGCAGATCGTTCGCGGCGCTATCGGATCGCGTGATGCAGAAGCGAATTGGCGCATCCGGTCAACTCTTGACGATACCCTTGGCTCGGCTCCCACGCCGTCGCGCGTCGCTGAGCGGATCGATCGCAATCAGCAGCATTTGCAGCCTGAGTACCGGGAGGCCTTGCGGGACGCTGCGCCGGTCGACACGCTGCCGATCGCCCGCTACCTCGAACAGGAAGCCCAGAGTTTGCGAGGCGAACCGCAGCGCGTCGTCCAGCGTGTCCGCTCGATGCTCGACCATCAGCCTACGCCGGCAGATATCGCCCGTGCTCGCGCTCTGGGTGAGCCGCCTCCCGGTACTTCTCTGGTGAGCGACGCCGCAGAACTGCTGAACACCCGTCACGCCATTGACGATATGCTGGAGACGACGCAGGGATCGAATGCGGTCAATGCGCTTACCACAGCCAGGCAGGCGGTCGACGATGAGCTTCGCGCATCCGTGCCCGGCATCAAGGAAGTCGACGCAAAATATGCGGAGCTGGCCCGCCAGCGCACGGCACTTCAACGCGGCCAGACGGTGCTTTCCGATGGCAGGGAAGCGCCCCGGCCTGATGAGCTCGCGGCGGAAGTGAGGCAGGGCGCCTTGCCGCAGGGTATGCAAATCGGGCCGTCAGCCGTTCCGCTACGCCTGCGCGAAGGTGCCCGCGCAGAGATTGAGCGCATTGTCGGGACCAGGGCGAACGACCGCGTTGCGCTTCAGCAGATCATCAAGGGCGAAGGCGATTGGAACCGGGCGCGCTTGTCGAGCCTGTTCGGCGCCGACAAGGCGAGCGCGATCATCGATCTGCTCGACCGGGAGCGGCTGTTTGCCGATACGTCGAACATCGTGACGCGGAATTCGGAGAGCGCCGCGCGACTGGCTGCTCAGCGAGCCGTTACAGGCGACGAGGGGTACAGCTTTGGCGTGCCCGAAGCCTTCATGGCTGGTGGCGTTCGTGGCGTGGCGCGAGCGTCAGGCTACAAGGCGGCGGAGAACATAATCAATGCGCTGCGCAGCGGTGGAAATGAGAAAGCGATATCGGATATGGCACGGTCGCTGACGGCCGGACAGCAGAGCCCAGTGTTGGCAGCACTCATGAAAGCCAGCCGGGGATCTCCGCTGCAACAGTCACAGGTCGATCGTGTTGCGCGCGCGTTGCTGCTCTCGGGTCCGTCCGCCGGTCGCTAGTGACTTATCTTTGCGGTCTTCAAAATACCAGATCAGCAGCACTGAAAAGGTGCCAATCAAAAAGCCCGCGACTAAGCCCATCATAAACCTGGGCTCCAAGCTGCTGAGAAACCAGTCCAGTCCCTGATGCAACACCGCAAGCACCGCGACGGTGATCACGGCGGCAATGATTTGCAGGACGGTCGTTCGCGACATTCGCCCTTCTAACTGATTTTCGGCCGCTCGGTAAGAGCCGGCCATTCACAGCCAAAAACCTTCAGCGGAGAAAACGCCGATGCCCTTCGTCAACGGTCTCTATCAGTTATTGCCTGGCGTCTATGGTGTCTTTGATCAGCCGATCGACGAAACCGACTACAACGCCCAGATCGACGACTTCGCCGCGGCTTTCAATTCGGTCCGCACCATCGCATCTGGCGGCACCGGCGCATCGACCAAGCAAGGCGCGATAAACAGTATTTTCAGCGGCGCGGAATACATCAAGGACAACGCGTTCCTCCTTGCCGATCCCGCCGATGTGACGAAGCTTTTCCGCATCGATGTCGGCGCCGTGGCTGGCGGCACGACGCGAGTCCTGTCCATGCCAGATGCCGATGTCTCGATCAGCGGCTACATGGGGGGCCTGCTGAACACGGCGAGCAGCTTTGCCCTGCAAACGGCGCTCGGGATCACGCCGGTTCCAGTTATTAAGAATGTCGTCGGGGCCGTGAATGCGGTTAAGGCCGACAACGGTGCCTTCTGGAGAATTACGGGAACCACGACAAGTGTTACCCTCGCAGCCGCCGCTACGCTGGGCGCGGGCTGGACCATTCTGCTGCGAAATGACAGTCCTTCCAGCATCCCGATCGATCCGAACGGCGCGGAAACCATAGACGGCGCAGCGACGTTGACCCTGATCAAAAATGCAAGCGTTCTGATTACCTGCGACGGAACGGCCTTCGAGACCATGTTCCTCAATCAGGCGGTAGTCGATGCTGCAATCGCGGCTCTGAAGGCCGGCGCAAATACATGGTCTGGCCAGCAGTCATTCTTCACTGCCGGCACGCCCGTTCTAGTCAATTCGAACGACGGCACCGAGGCGAAAATTCGACTGTCCGATATCGGAGTGGTCCGGGGATATATCGGTTCGAACGCGGCCGGGGTTGGGATTTACAACCACCTTGGCGCCTTGCTGGCACAATTCCTCAATACTGGCTCGTTTTTCCAGATGGGCACATTTTCATCTACTGGCGCGTCCGATGGATTTAGGGTGAGCGCTGCCGGCCAGGCCAACTTTTCAGCGACATCGGTCGGCACTGTCACGCGCGCAACGTTCACCAACCCCAACAATACGGTCGGAAGCATTTCGACTACTGGCAGCGCGACCACCTATGCGACCACCTCCGACGAAAGACTGAAAGAGAATTTCCAATCCTTCGACAGCGGCGCGCTGATCGACGCCCTCAATGCCTATCACTTCGACTGGAAGGTCGGCGGCACCGGGTATGGCGTCAAGGCGCAGCAAACATACGCGATTTTCCCTGACGCCGTGGCCGTCGGCACCGGAGAGCCAGGAGATGAAGAATTTATGCCTTGGGGCATCGATTATTCGAAATTCGTCCCGATCCTCCTGGCTGAGGTAAAGGCGCTGCGCGCCCGTGTCGCCACACTCGAAGCTTAAGAATCCCCAACGAAAGGCTATTATCATGGCAACCGTGGCAATCACGCTCGGCAGCATCGCACAGCGAACCTACAACGACGCTCCAGTCTATGCATCTGTAGCACTGGGCAGCCAGGCGCTCGCATCTAGCGGCGCGTCCCAGCAATCCACCGTCGTTTCCGCAGCTCCCGATTTGATCGACAAGACCTTCCCGGTTTGGTCGATTACCGCTTCGGGTGGCAAAGTCTGGGTGAAGTTCGGCGCAAATCCGACCGCGTCGGCCGGCGATGGCTGGCTCATCCTTGATGGTCAGACGCGGGATTTCGGCGCAGCCATGACGGCTGAAAAAGTCGCGGTGATCGACGGATGAGCCCGATGTCTCTCGGGCTCGGCTTGGGCCTCACACGCCAGTTCAAAGCCAGCGGCGGCGCCCCGCCGGCTTTCGATCCCACCTCGCTCTTTGGCGTCTCGGATGACGGCGGCTGGTACGATGTCTCCGATCTGGCCACCCTGAAACAGGATTCGGGCGGCACCGGAGCCGTCTCGGCGGACGGCGATCCTGTCGGCTTCATCGGGGACAAGAGCGGCAAGGGCCGTCACCTGCTGCAAACCACAAGCGGGGCTCGGCCTACATTGCGGATTGCCGGGCCTCTGAAATGGCTGGAGTTTACAACCGGCAAATTCATACTTGAAAATTCGGCCGGTTTTGTTCCGGTTCCGGGGACCTACCTTGGTGCTGCCTGTAAGCCGCAGGACAATAATACCGGAGGTATCATTGCGGCGCTAGACCAAGGGTCTCCAGGCTCAGTCCAATTTGTCATTACTCGCTCTAGTGGAACTGCAACTACCGCGTACTATTTCGGTTTGGATGACCGGTCTGTTGCGTCTATATCCGGCCCAAACAACATCAACATGTATGCCGACGCTCAGAGCTTCAATGATGCAGGCCGGGGCAATAGTGATCTGAGGGTAAATTCCGCAAACGCCAACGGAACCACCAATGCGGACGTGATCCCGATTACGATCAATCAGTGTCGGATCGGTCTAAATCTGTTCGGTTCCCTGGGTACCGCTAGCGGGGCCTATAACTTCTACGCCGGTATCGTCATTAACCGCGCCCTGACTGCGCCAGAGCGCGCCGCCTGCACCACCTTCTTCGGCGCCAAAGCCGGGCTGACGCTCTAGCCTTTATCTTCCCTGTCTTCGATCACCTTCAAGCGTTCAAGGCTTTCGATTGGCAAAGCTAGACGATCGGTAGATCGGTTGCTGCTTAAAGACAACATTCTCAATATGTCCAAACCAACGCCAGCTTTCAGCTTCTCATCTGACACCAGCGCTACGACAAGCTGAAGTAAAGCACCTTCTACAGCCAAACTCCGCTTCGTCGTTTCGTCGATCGATATCTCCAAAATTCCCTCCTTTGCTCGATTTTTGCCGATTCCCACTTAATCCCAAACCGTGAGGAAAAACCATGGACCGCAACTTCGCGCGGGCGCTTGCGCTCGTCTTGAAATCCGAAGGTGGATGGAGCGACAACCCGAAAGACCCCGGTGGCGCCACCATGAAGGGCGTCACCCTTGCCAATTCCGCCGCTACGTGAAGGCGGACGCCGCCAAGGCGGATCTCAGGAAGATCAGCGATGCCCAACTCGCCACGGTGTACCGCCGCTTCTACTGGGATGCGGTGGCTGGCGCCGAGTTGCCCGACGGCGTGGATTACGCAGTGTTCGATTTTGCCGTGAACAGCGGGCCAAGCAGGGCGGCGAAATATCTTCAAGCAGTGGTCGGCACCGCCCAGGACGGCCGCATCGGGCCCGAGACGCTCGCTGCCGTCGGTTCCAGACCGGCCGCCGTCGTCATCGACAATCTCTGCGATGCCCGCCTGGCTTTCCTGAAGCGTCTTTCGACATGGGGCACGTTTGGCAAGGGCTGGCAAAGCCGCGTGGCGTCAGTGCGCGCCAATGCTCTGAAGATGTCGGCACAGCCAGTAGCAGCCCCGCCAGCGCCCGTTAAGCCTGTGCCGTCCCAGCAGACGCCCGCGCCGGCTTCAGCCGCTCCTGTCCCGCCCGCGGCGGTGCAGCCCGGCACTGGACCGGCATCAGAGCCGCCCAAGGCCGGCAATCGCCTCATCGCCAGCATCATCGCCGCTCTCGCTCTTACCGCCATGGCCGCTGCTGGCGCGTGGCATCACGTAACCATGTTTGTTTCGAACCTCTTCTGAAGGGAACCCCGCCATGTGGGAAAAGCTGAAAGCCTTCTTCGCCCATAGCGAAACTATCCTGTTGGCGCGTGTCCAGATGTTCGCCGGCATCGTGTTCGGTGCGTTCCTGGCGCTCGATCCAAGCCTGTTCCAGGCCTATGTGCCAGCGGAGTACGTCCCGCTCTACCTGCTGGCGATCGGCATCCTGACGGAATATGCGCGCCGCCGCCGTGCCGATCTCGGCAAGGACCAGTGAGATGGGCTCAATTCGCCTTCGACTTGTCGACTGGCTTCAGCGCATCCGCGATCACATTTCCAAGGGCCGCATGCAGGCTTTGCGCGACTCCCAGGTTCATGCGCAGTCTTGCGCAAATTCTGGCCTCGGGTGCATTCCCGGCATCTATGACCGCAGTGGCCAAGGACAGGTAGAGATTGCCGCCGTATTGGCGGATCTCTGTGATCCAATCAACAAACTCGACGCCAATGTCGCGCTCGACAATCACCCAAGTCTCTTCGCCTATCTTAAGGGTCTTGCCGGTCCCAAGAACCGCCTTGATCTCGTCAGTCAATTCAACCTCCCTCAAAACCAGAATCTCAATGTTTCAAACCTGAACGCGAACGCGGTGGGTGTCGAGTCATGACCGCGCTCCTGGCATTCCTACTCACCCATACCTCGATCGCCATTGCCGCCCTTGGCGCTCTGGCAACCGTCCTTGGCATCGGCTGGGGCAATCTGCGGGGCGCCAAGCGTGAGCGCGACAAGCAGGCCGTGGCTGAAGTCGCGGCCCGAGACATCAAGGACCAGGTGCAGAACGATGTTGGCGCTTTGCCGGCCGATGCAGTGCGAAAGGAGCTCGGCACATGGTCAAGGGATTGACGCTCGCTCTGCTCATCGCGCTTGCCGGCTGCGCCACCACAAAAGGCAGCTTCTGCGCCCTCGAAAGCCCCACGCGGCTATCGGCTGCGGCCATCGTGGCCCTGTCGGATGCTGAGGCGAGGGGCATTCTCGCGCACAATCTTACTGGCCAGAAACTCTGCGGATGGAAGCCGTGATGCATGATCTTTTCGACCTCCTGGGCATCAAAGGGCCGGTTGTCGTTGCGGGCCTCGCCGGAGGCATCCTGCGCGCATTGTCCCGCCATCGATACAAGCTGCGGGAAATGATCGCTTCGCCCATCTGCGGAGCCCTGGCGGCGGCGTATCTCACGCTGCCGGCGGTCGCCTACTTCCAGGCAACGGGCTTGCCGATGCCGGACCCAACCAATGACACGACCACACTGGCCGCCGCCTTCCTGATCGGCGTCTCGGCTATGTGGATATCGGACATCCTGTTCGAGTATGTCGTGCGGAAGATCAAGCCGGCGCCTGAAGACTAGCTTTGCGTCACCGGTATGGCAGCAGCGGCGGCGTCGGTTCGCTCGTCACCGCCTACTGGGTTTGGCGCGTTCTACGGGCGGGGTGAGAATCCCTAACATCTGGAGAAAATGGAAAGATTAGTGCCTCTCTTAAGGCTAACAAAGCACCTAGTCGGCTTTCCAGTTTAGTGTAAAAGCGTCTGCCGGTGGGTGATTTGGGCGGATGAAGAAACTTTCAGCGAAGCAGAGACGACGCCAGATTTATTGGGCGAGGAGACATTTTAGGAAGCCAAGGCGCAAACCTGCCATGGGATTTGTGGTTTCTGCTGCCGGCCAGGAGCGCGTTTTCCTGTCGGCGCCTCGGCGATCGATGCCGTCAAATTTTTGCGTCGTGGAAAACACGACCGAAACCATCAATTTCATCAACAGTCTACGCCAGAGACTTGTAAAGCCCCCCGTGTCCGGAACTAGGGCTGTTCGCTCCCGCCTTGACCCTAGCCGCCGCTCGCCGGGCGCGCCACGGTGGATTGGTCCCTACATCGACTTCGCAACGATGCAGCACATTTCTCCCGCTTCGGCGCTGATCCTTGCAGCGGAATACGACAGGGCTCGCAGTCTGAGGGCAAGTCGGATTGGGGAACTCGGCAAGCTTTTCGTCGTGAATCCGCAAGATTGGGACGAGAGTGTGCTCGAGACGCTGTTTGAGGTCGGCTTTTTCGATATTCTCGACATTGCTCATACAATCTCGGCCCCCGACGGGGAACGCCGCATTCTACGATTCCGCAGTGGCAAGGAGAATGATGCGACAGCGATCGGGGCCATGTTGGATGAGATCGAACGCATGTTTAAGGACGTCGGTCTGAACGCAAATGACGCGTGTTTCGAACTGAACGGCGCTTTGGGGGAGGCAATGGAAAATACCGTTCGCTGTGCTTATCCGTCAGGCGGTTCGTTCCACATCCCGCACGTAGGCCGATGGTGGATGACCGGCGCGCTCTCCAAGTCGCTCCGGCGAATGAATGTCGCTATTTTTGATCAAGGTGTGTCGATTCCTGGATCGTTGAAGGGATGGAAATTTTATGGTGGGTTTGCGGAGCGATTTCTAAATGCAGTAGGCATCCCGCCCGATCTGTCGGAACCGAGATATGACGGCAGAGTTATTGAGCTGGCCATTGAGGAGTCGGCAACCTCGACAAATTTGGAAAAACATGGCAAAGGCTTGGGTCACATCAAAGCCTTCGTTGACAGTTGTCAGAGCGGTCGGCTCACCATAGTTAGTAGGTACGGCTTTTACATGTACGAAAAAGGCCGGAAACCAGTCGTCAAGAGTCTCAATGCCAATCTTGGCGGTACGTTGGTAGAATGGGATGTGATGATATGACAGCACTGAGCGCTCATACCGGAAGCCTCCCCAAACGCAATTCAGCGATCGACCAGGTCGATGTTGGGAGGGATTTCAGCAAAACGACGGGGGGCCGCTATCGTAAGCTAGGCCCCTTCAGCGGCGAGCAGTTTCGTCAGGAATGGCTTGTGCCGAAAATGAAATCGGCCATTGAGACCGGTGAACGTTTCCGAGTACGGATCGACACAGTGAGCCGGAGCTACCAGCCCTCTTTCCTCGACGAGGCATTTGCAGGATTGGTCCGCGATGAAGGATTTTCAAAGCCCGATGTTCAGCGGCTTCTTGTGATTGTAAGCGATGAGCCGAGGTTCCAGAAATATAAGGCGTTGGCCGAGTCTTACATCAACTCGGTGAACTGATCTGGCCCAAGCGGACTATTGGTGGATCGTTCCGGTTATCAGTTTTCTCGCATCGCTCTTGGGTGCGGGCGCGGCTTTTGCCGGCTTAGTGTGGCGATATCGTGCCGATTATAAGCGGGACGTTTTATCGAAGCTTTTGTCGGACATTCAAGCGGCGGCTGATCTTTCCACTGACTATTGGACTAGCGACCCGTCAAAAGGCGACCTGGAGGTGATCTCGCAGTGCGCCATACTTGAAGCTCGAATCGGTGGCTCGTTAGAGCGGCTCGAGACGGCGATTGACGCGGCGAGGCCGATGCTCAATCGCATCGACACTCTCGGAATGGAGCTCCCATGGGCCGCATTCTTCGACAATATGGCAGGCGGGCAGTTCGGCGAGCCTGACCGCGGACCGGATCTTGAGCGAGCAAAAGAAGTGCAGTTCGCAGCAGCTGTGCTCGTTAGGGACCTCCGCGTGGCCACAGACAGAAAAATGCTCGGTGGTCGTGCTTGAACGTCGCACCGCATGATCCTTGGAACATTGGCTGAAGAGCTTCGGCCCTTGCACTGTTCCCATTCAGTGCCATTCCCCGATGACACTTGCCCGCGGCCGAAAGGTGGCGGGCTTTTTTCATTCGGCCCGGAACGACCAGCGCCGTGAGAGGTTAGGCGTCTGGCCGATGCTCCTCCCAACCACCCAACCCCCAAGTAGG